TTGGTTATGTCCCAAGACAATCCACATCGATTGCAGGTTTCTCTTTCCCACACCCATTTAGGTTAGCCTAACCAACTTGCCGGCTATCCCACATTTCTCCAGCGTTTCTACTTCTTGTTTACCGTAAGCAATGAGCACTGAAGGGCTACCGGCAGTGCCGCCTTCAACCCCACTCGGTAGATGAAATTTGATTCGGCCTTTGATGAATAGCAAAGCATCTGCCCTATCCCAGACATAATCAAAGAAAACCTTTGTCTCTGTCCTGGCGAAGATAAGCGCTAGTCCACCTTCAGGGTGCTCTGATAATCGCTTGAGCCACTTCCCCATCGGCGGGCCATAAGGTGGATTACACCAAACTCTGCCCTGCCACTCCTGGGCCAGCCCATCATCCTCGATTGTGTAATGCTTCTTTGCTGTATCCCATGGCCTATCAACTGGCGAGCAGGGGTCAAGGTCAAACTCGCCTAGCTGCCTTAGCAACCAAGGGGGGGTCAGCCAGACATCTGTAGCCGCTACCGTGCTTTCGTTTCCTATGTTTGGCATTAGGCGAAGATGTGTTCTTTTGCGTAACGGAGGATTTGGTTCTTGTCGGCATAGGCCAGATGCTTCATAGCCCTGCAACATGGAATGCAGTCCATAATCCCGACACCGTGCTCACGGCAGATAGGTTGCGGAACCGAATTGACCACCTCTGGTATTGACTGACTCTGGTCACGATCTAGCTTGTAGGCGGCTTCCTTGGCCCAGCTAATGATGTGCCTTGGCTCTAGGTAGGCGATGCGGTCATCCTTGCGAGCTAGGTGCAAAGCCTGTTTGGCTATGTCCAGCGGAATGTGACCGATGATGGCGAACCATGCCTCGATTGTTTCTACATTGACCTGTCGATTATCTACAGCCGAAATCTCCTGTAGGAGCTCAGCGCATTCAGTTTTCTTCATTTTCTTGTGCCCATTTCTTTAGTGCTTCCCAATCAGTTGTTTTCTTTCCCTTGCGTTCGGGCAAAGGGCCGTTTTCCCAAGCATCGGCATTTAGCCAAGTAGCCGGGTGTTTGATAAATCTCATCTCAGGCAAGTTTGGATCCGTGGCGTACCGAATTACGCCAGCCATGATGTCCTCGTAGCTAACCCTAGCTAAGGCAGACTTGAATGCTCGCATTGCAGCTCGCTTATCTGACTTGCGTGGGTACTCTTTCCAGAACTCATCAAAGAGCTCACTCACATGAGTATTACTTAAGGTTTCTTCTAAGGGTTCTATAAGGGATCGTACGACACCTGCTGTCACCCCTGAGCCTGTATTTGTCACCCCTCCCTCTGTATTTGTCACCCCTGTGTCTGTTTTTGTCACCCCTGGCAGGTTTACGAAATACAGATTCGACTTGTAGTGATTGCGAGTTGGAGCTTGCTGATAGTGCACCTCAAGCTCGCCTAGCTCTACCAAATACTCGATGTCTCTTTGAACGCTGCGCTCAGAAGCATTTACCATCTTGGCTAGGGTTGCCAGTGAAGGCCATGCGCCTAGTTCGCCCTGGTGGTCAGCAATAGCTAATAGAACTAACCGAGCTCTGCCTATGGCCTTGGATTCACGCCAGACCGAATTCATGACTTCAATACTCATGCCGCACCTCCAGCGATCTTCTCAAAAGCCTCTTTAGCAATCTTGTCTCTAGCGCCACCGGCCCAGCGGCCAGCATTGAAATAAAGCTTTTTGTAAGCATCTAGCTGGCGTTGTTTAGCCAACTGAATACCTTTAGCTTCCTTGACTTCATGGGCTTCAATTTCTAAAGCCCGTTGTCTCATCTTGCTCGCAAGCTCCTCGATGTCCATTTCTCTCCTTCTTCTCCCAGAATGTACCAAGTAGCACTTGGCCTGTCAAATACCGCCGTTCTAAATTCTTCCCATGACCTAAGTTTGTGACCGAATTTTCTAGCTTGCTCAGCCACATCGGCATCGCTCTCCATCAGCCCGTTGTACTGAGCGCAAACCATGATGATGTTGTCTGCTCGATCAAGTAGCTTCGAGCCACCAGCTTGACGGTTCTTACGGTGATGTGGCACGAGCTCAGTCGAGCCACAGTGCCAGCACCATTGATCTCGCTTCTGAAGCTTCTTGAGTAAAGCCTTAGACAGGCTCACAGCTTCATCTCTGAGGACAGTAGCTTGGCTTGGGTCGCAGCAGCCATCAGAGCCGTTTCTAAGGCCTTTATTTTGACCCGTATACGATTTACCTTAGCCTTAGCTAAATCTCGCTCGTAGCGGGCTTCAGAGGCTTCTAAGCGGGCAATGGCAGTGCGGTCTGCAACCGTACCTTGCGTTCGTATAAAAGCCTTCTGCTCAATAGTGTCTAAAGTCAGCTCTTTTTCAGCTAATTCGACCTCGGCAGCGTATAGGGCATCAGCGCCCTTATTGTTTTCCGCCGTTAGCTCGGCGATCTGTGTCGCTATCTCCGATGGATGCACTTAGTTGAGCCATCCTTTCAAGTAGGTTGTGTCGCCAGATTTCACTTTCTTCCTTTAGCTTTTGGCTCAGGATCGATTTGTTGTCCAGTTCCGCTATCCGCTGGCGTGTCAAACAGTCCTGGTACGCTTCCCTCAGCTCGTCTAGGCTCGCCACTGTTATCTGAGAGTGCATTAGCCCGCTCCTTGATGTAATCCAACACTGAAGTGGAAGCCTTCTTAGCCTTGGCGTTTGCCCATAGGGTACGGAGTGCTTCTACATCATTCAGGGTATCAGCATCCTTCTTCCAGTCACGCTGAGCGAACTGGTGCATGACCTCTACAGCGGAGTGCCGCTCGACCTTTTCCATCTCTTCACGGCTCGCCCGCTTATTGCCTGAGTAGCCAGCGTTAGCTAGGGCACGGCCTATTGCCGATGTCTCGGCATTCTCAAGAGCAGAAGTCTGATTCGCACCATTTCCGCCATCAATCTCGAATGCCAAACCAGAGGCTTTCGGGAGATCGTTTGCTTGGTCGCCAGCCGTAAGGTAAACCACTGAGCGAATAACCCAAGTCGATACAGCACGGTCAGCCGGAGATGTGAGATTCTCCGTGATAATCCTTCCATCGGGGTTGTCGGCATAGAACCTACGAATCCTCTCTTCCACAGTTTCATAACTGGATAGGTCAAAGCGTGGCATTCATTCCTCCTATTTGTGAATAACCAGAAACGGTACACCGTCTCGTCTTGATTGTCTTGATGCTACCTTGACGGGCTTTCCGTCAATCGTGACATACCCAGTCTTGGCGTAACCCATGGTGTCTGCCACCATTGACTTCAGCATGTTGAAATTTGATGTTGCTTCCTCGGCCATTGCCTGAGCATTCTTGAGCTGTAGGCCAAGTGTGCCAAGGTCTACATCGCTGTCGTCTATCTGTGGGTGCTGATACCGAACCGCCTGGTAGGTGTGCTCTGAGCCATCCCATTCGGGCTTCTCCTGAGTCTGTAAGCTCTCGTAGAACTTGCTTGCTAGGTCTAGCTGAGCAGCTTGCTGAAAGTCGTCAGCCTCAATCTCAAACTCATTCCATTCCATGCCAGCTACTGCCACGATCACTGCCTTGCAGATGCCCATGACATACATGTAGTGCTGGACTTGTGCTTGGTAGTGCGGTGGAACGAAGTCCCATGCGTAGCGAGCCGTCTTGACCTCAATCACAATCCATTCGCCTGTCTCACGGTTGTAGGCCAGTGCATCAGGATTAGCGTGTAGGTAAGGGTGTTCTGGGTGAGTAAATGTCCCAGCTCGATAGATGTCTAGCTCAGGGTGCTCTTCACCGAATAGTCGAAGGATAGGCTCCTCGAATGCCGTGCCTAGGCGTGTAGCCCAGTTGCCTTCAAAGCTGTCGGGGATAAGACCGAGCTTCTTAGCCCAGAGTGCGTAGGCAGACTCCCATTGATTTAGGCCCATGATTGTGCCTATCTCAGATCCGCCGATGCTGTTCTTGCGAGCCTCGTGCCACTCAGGCGTGTTACCAGCAAAGTCGCCAATGTGAACTGCCTGTGGAAAGTGCTCAGGGTTTACAAACTGCAATTTGACCTCCTATGTCGTTAGGAATAACATACACACAAGGAGAGACATTTTGAAAGAATCTGAGAAGAAACTCATCAAGCTTTATAGAGCTATCAATAAAGTCGGTGGAGTTGTCTGTGAGCAAGTGCCGACTATTTTCTACCCTGAAGATTCTTACGGTGTCGATGGAACCTACTGGGCAGAGCGCAAGCTAGCCCTAAAGATTTGTTCTGCATGTCCGGTACAGAAACTATGCGCCGATTACGCCATGACCGCCAGGGAGCCTTACGGCATTTGGGGTGGCACTGTACCTACTGATCGTATATAAGAAAACCCCCCTGACCGAAAACAGGGGGGCTTTCTCTAACTAACGAGAAGGAGCATTATGAACACTCATGTATCACTATACACACTTCTGAAACCTTGTCAAGTAGAAACCCCCGCCTTTTATTGACGGGGGCCACTGGGCGAGCTAGGAGGCTTATGGACATGAGAGCAATGTCTCAGGGGTGCGCCCAGTAAGTAAATCTTACTATTTGTCAGCTAGTTCTGGATCGCCGTCATCTACCATGTCATCGAAGGTAAAGTCGCCATCCTCTTCAACCTCAAGGGCTTTTTTTAGGTTCTCATTGCCTTCGGCAGCCTTAGCTACTGCTGCACGGAAAGCGTTAGAAACATCCTGAGCATCGATGTAGCCCTGCCAAGTAAGCGAGACACCGAGCATCGTTAGCACGGCAGCAAAGGCAGTACCGACACCGATGATGGAACCAAGCATCCAGTCGCCGTTAGTAGCGATAGAGCCGACACCTGTACCTGCAAAGAAGGTCGCTAGGAATAGACCGATTGCTCTTAGGAAGATTTGCTTTGTTATTTCTTTCACTTACTGTTCTCCTCGATTGCTTTGAATAGATCTGACTTTTGGTCAGTCGTGCCGAATACACCCTTTAGCGTTTTGCTTAGAGTTGCGTGTAGGTGCGGGCCAGATGATGCCGAGCCAGTGTTACCCACTAGCGCAATCGGATCCTCAGCCTTTACCTTGTCGCCTTCTTTTAGGGTTGGCTTCTTGTGTAGGTGACAGTAGCCGATGAATAAAACCTTTTTGTTCTTGTCCATGACTCGCTGTACTAGCACATGACCGAGAATCTTTGACTCAAAGATGCCGACAATCGTGCCGTTAGCGATAGCAGGAATAGGTGTGCCAGCCTTAGCCGCCCAGTCAGTGCCTGAGTGCGGTTGCATGCCGTTCTTACGGCGGTACTCAGAGAGTGTGCCGTAGTGTCCAGTAATGGCTTTATCTGGGAAAGGTTTGATCCAAGTCATACGAGTATTTTACTCGTCTCGCTCCCAGCGAATTGGAAAGGTGATAATCCAGATACCTAGGGTAATCAGGATAAGCATTCCTGTTAGGTCACGGGCCGAACCTTCTAGCACTAACCAGGCTACTGCCATGCCTAGTAGAGTCCAAGACTGATCGATTAGGTCTTTGAATAGGGCTTTGATGAATTTCATTAGGGCTTCCTTCTAACTGCTGCTACAGCACCTGCTGAAGCGACTTGTGCAACCTGACCCGCAATGACGGCAGCCACGATGACTTCCTCAGAGCGTTCACGCTGTTCTGGGGCCATGTCTGACCCGATGTTGCCTAGATCATTGAACACATCTAGGACAGCCCCAGCTACATCACCGATGAATGGAATAGCGGCGATTTCGGCTGGGAGTTCTTCGTCATCTGCCTGAGCAGCTTCCATAAGCATGTCAAGGGCTTCTTGATACTCAGGTGAGCCCTGCTCGGCGGTAGCCAGAATCTCATTAGCTTCTTCTACCAAAGCCTCTGGAGTTACAGGCTCAGGTTCTGGAGTTAGCAGTGGCTCAGGTTCTGGGGTAGGCTCAGGCTCAGAAGGAGTAGGCGATGGATTTTCCGTTGGCAATGGTTCTGGTGCTGGTTGTTCCGGCTCTGGTGTTGGTTCTGGTTCAACCGGTTCTGGACTGGGCTCGACAGTTTCGGGCTCAGGTTCTGGCTGAGGTGTGGGCTGAGGCTCTGGCTCAGGATTCGGTGCAGGGGCAGGTTCAGGCGAGACGACAGGTTCTGGTTCAGGAGATGGCTCAGGAGTCGGCTGAGGTTCAGGAGTCGGTTCGGGTAAAGGTTCGGGCGAAGGTTCGGGCGAAGGTTCGGGTTCGACAGGAGCCTCGATTACGGGCACGGAGAGAGTTGCGATAGGGCCGTAGTAACCGCCCCAGAAGCCGTTATCTACGCCTTCGATGCGTAGTGTTCCAGATCCAGCAAAGGTGTAAGTAAAAACACCCTTTTCGTTTACCTGGATTGCTTGATCGTTGAAGAACACTCGGAAGCTGTCAATGACTTCGCCGTTGCCACCGATTTTGTTAGTAATCGTGTTATCTACCGTTAGCGTTACGCCGTCAGTGACGGGCACTTGAGCCGAACCCCAGTAGTAGGTGAACTGCACCGAATCGCCGTTTACAAGGGCGTTACTGGCATCCCAAGATGCGTGAGCGGGTTGTGCGAGAAGTAGCGAACCGAAAGTCAGCCCTACGGCTAGACAGGCGTTTACTGTAGTGCGGGCCATACAGAAGCTACTATCGCACCGATAACACCTGAAGCTCCAGCAATGATCCACATACGGCGTTCCAGATTACGGATACGCATTTCGTGATCTTTGATGTTGCGTTCTACCCAATCTATGTGAGTGGGTATCTTTTCGTTTAGGCGTTCTACTTGCTTTATTAGCTCAATAGCCCATTGGGGGATTTGCTCGTCCACTACACTCCAGAAGTCGTTGTTGTGTAGGTTGTTTGAATTATTTTACAGGACTAAGGTATCTGCTTCTTCGGCGGTCAGAGGCTCACCAGCGATCAGCTTTGCCTTTGCCGATGCCTTTAGTGCAGCTAACGCATCTGCCTCAGCCTGACGAGCAGCCTGTTCTTCGGCGGCAGCCTGAGCATCTGCCTCACGCTGAGCGATTTCCTCGGCGGTTAGCGGGACGTATTCTTCTCTTTCGCCTTCTGGTTTTGAAAGGTCAATTACGAGTTTCATTGGAGTATTTGTCATTTTTATCCTATCAAGAAATTATGTATAAAGAAATTATGCTACCTGAAACTAAAACGCTACCAGAAAGAGTGCTAAATTCCAGTTTTGTTATGGCAGTTGTATTGACAAACCCTTGAATAATAAGTTGTTGAGCGGCGGTGGCGTTGTTTTCATTGACATTGTCAATAATTACTTGTTTGTCGGCGGAGCTCGTGTAATTAGTGAACAAATAAGAAGCGGAATTGAAAACATTGGCAGTTGCCCCATTGCCAACTATTTGCGGGTATTCAATACGAGTATTACCCGCAACTTGTGCCGCCGCCGCTGTGCTGCCCGTGCCACGCAATCTATTTTCGTTGTAAGTTGCGCTAGAAACATCATTTATAAAAAGCGCAAAACTTTCAGTAGCATTGGCGTTATTAGAACGCACATTAGCCAATACCAATAAGTTTTTTCCAGTTTGCGGTATGTTATTGAAAATCACATTTGAAGCTGTGCCGTTTGGTGTGGCACTACTAACTAAAGTCATTGCCATAATTATGCCACAATTCCATAAAGTTGAAAATTACTACCGATAGCAAAATTGCCAGCATTCATTGTAAAGCTAATAGACGTGATTGCCGAAGTAGATGGAAATCTGGCAGACATCATTTCGGTAGCGCCTAAACTTGTGGTAGCGCCACTTCGAATCAAAAATACTTTATGTTTATCCGTGCTTGCGTAATCCATTACATTACCAAAAACTGAAGTTGGAAAATCTGTGGACCAATAACTTCCATTTCCCGGCACTTGTATTTTGTTATCTCCTGGACTGCCGGCCGCCATTGAACTTCCGTAACCACCGCCATAGGTGTAATTGTAAGTACCGCTACTACCATTTGCCCTAACATAAGCGTAAATTCCAGCGACAGTTGCTTTTCCGTCAATCGTAAAAACTAAATCCCTGTAAGTTCCGGGAATAGAACTAAATGTGACTGTTGTCGTAGCTACGGAAATAGTGTTAGAAGCAATCAAATCATAAGTACTTGTTGGCACAATTACCCCTTTATTCCATAAAGCGAAATGCGAGTACCGCTGACCCAATCACCAAATTGAGGTAATAAAGTTATCGAAGTAATCGCTTCTGCCGTAGCTTCAAATCCAGAAGAAATAATAGCGCTTTTTATTTGCGTACCATTAGGCGCACCTGAAAGCATTCTCAAAGTTTTTGTTTTACTGGAATTACTGAAATCTAAAATGTCAATCAAAGCCGCACCAAACCAATTAGCTGTTTCGGAAGCCGCAAAAAGGTTGAATCCATTACTACCAGTTGTATAAATAAATTGTGTGGCAGTCGCCACAGCACTTGTCACATTTGTTCCATCACTTTGTAAAACGTGAGAAACATAAGTTGTTCCAGTTCTACCGTTGTATCTTATGGCGATACGGTCTTGAAAATCTGCTCGGTTGGTTCGACCAACAAGCCTTATGTGTAAATGCTTATAAGACGAATAATTTCCTAAATTACTAAAAGTCACAGAAGGAGTGTTGGAGCTTATTAGTGACGTTTCAAGCAAATCAAAAGCACCAACAGCGCCACCAGCACCCGCAACCGCAAGAATTCCCAATGGAATAGGCATTATGCAGTTATCTTTCCAATGATCCTGTAAGTATTAGCGGCAACCTTTAGAACAGTTGCGCCATTATATTGCTGATCAATCTTGAAGGTCACGGCGGTTCCAGCGGTTCCCGCACCCGCCCAAGAAGTTACACCAGTGCCAGCGGCAAGAATAACCGTTCCAGCAGCATCTCTCACTACATCAATTCTGTCGCCAACATTGAAAACATCGGGAAAGGTTACTGTACAGGCGGCAGTTGAAAGCGCATAAAGAACTTCGTTTCTATCTGCCGTTCCCGCCGTATAGGCAGTAGCGGTAGCCGCAATGGTAGTCACGGTAGTTGTGACTTGCGAAGCATTAGGGGTTACAAGAGCACTAACCCCCGATCCAATAGCGGTGTAATCAGCATTCAGAGTCACTGCACCTGATACGCCACCACCGCTTAGCCCAGTTCCAGCGGTTACCTCGGTGATGTCACCTGGGCTTGAGACATCTGCCCAAGCGGTTCCGTAGACCTGAAGAGTCTTAGTGTCGGTTAGGTAGCTCATCATTCCGGCAGACGGAGTGCCGATAGCCGATGATCTGGCAGCAGTGCCAGCAAACACCATAACGGACTGCTCCATTAGATAGCCGTTTACATTGGCGGCGGTTAGAACCTCGCCAGCCGTGAATACTTTGTAGCCTAAACCTGCCATGATTTCCTTACCAGCTCAAACTGTATGTGTCTAGTTTACCGAACTCTGCATCGTCCAACACTAGGTATGCCGATTCTACCGACTGGAAGCCAAACTCAACATAGTGCGAGTCGGGGCTTACGGTGTGATTGATCGAGATTACCTGCACATAGCGCTCAATCGGGTCACCGATGCTGTTAGGCGTAAAGATGACCTCTCCGATGGAGCCTATCTCCATACCCAGTATTTGAGCTTGCTGGGATGGGGAAAGCTTGTGTAGTGCTATCTCTAGCGAGTTGAACAGATACTCAGGCTGTGAGTAGCGTTGAACCAAGGCTAAGGCTGTATCAGCTAGGGCTATGTCAGTGCTCAAAAGTAGGTCGCTTTGAGTCAGGGTTCTAAGACCGTAATCGGCAACCGAATCAAGATCTGTCGCCGTAGCCGTGCCTCCGCCTGTCCTGCCAAGTATGACCGAATTGTAAAGGTTATCTGAGCCGTATAGGACTTCTAGGCTTTGGAACGGAATGCCTGTTCCGCCGAATGTCACTAGAGATGTGCTTGTCGGGCCTTGAGCTCTATCTAAGAAGTTCACGGCTCCGTCTTTACCTACGAACACTAGACCGACTTCTGAGCTGGCGATTTGTTGCAGGTAGCTCATGGCGTTCGTGTCGGCGTTGATGACTGCCGTGCCTAGCGTTGCCTGTCCAGCATCGATGTTACGAAGCGTAGGCGACCAAGCGATTTGGTCAAGGACATCGTTTACTCGTGCACCTGATAGCTGAGTAGTCGGTGTGCCAGCAGCTAGTGTCTGTCCTGAGAGAATACTTGTCGCATCGTAGGCAATAGCCTCAGCAACCGAATCGCCGTCTGGCAGGTAGCTGTAGTTCCAGTCATCTATCCAGCCTGAGTAGACGACAGCGCTACCTGTAGTTGCTCGAATCTCACGGCGGGGCACGATGTCCCCAGCGAACGGTGATGATGCATAAAGCGGATCAAAGGCTCTGTCGTGGTTATTGAACTCGACATTGAGCTGGCCCGCTGGGAATGAGCTAAAGAGGCTTGAACGGCCCCTAGAAAGGCTAAAACGGCGTACACGGTCAGTAACATCAACAAAGACCGAATCTCCGCCTAGCGGGTATTCAGTGTTGTCTAGGACACCTTTGATGCCGTCATCTAGGGTAAAGCGAAGAGCACCCGCTGGCGAATTGACTAAGCCAATCTCGATTTTCTCTATCGGCATTGCCATTAGCTAGAAACTCCTACTGTGAAGTTACCGTTTGTTTGCTGGAACTTAGTAAGGGTCTCGACTACAGCCTCACCAGCCTTCGCTCCGCTTGTGCGACTGTCTGAGCTGACCTGCACATTGTAGGTGTTATTTACGACAGTTCCCCTGCCAGTTGCAGCCTGTAGCTCGGCGGTAGACAAACCTGATCGAACACCAGCTAGATTTACGGCAGTGCCAGCCATAATGTCGGCTCGTAGGCTCTCGTAGATGTTTAGCTTTTGAGCTCCACCAGCAGCCTTTAGCGGGTCAGTGATGTTCTTGATGTAGCGGTTAGCTCCAGCAATAAGGCTATTGATTTGGTTTAGGGCAACCTCATCGATAACTGGTGGAACTACTGGGGCAGGGCCAAGGGCGGCGATAGCATCGGCAGCAGACTGTCGAGCAGCATCAGCGGCAGCGTTAGCGGCAATGTCTACCTGGATGTTTAGCTTGCTTCTAAATGCATCGTTGAAGGCTTCTGCCATTCTGATGGCTTGGTTCTCAAGCTCTTGCTGTTTTGACCGAATACCCTCAAGCAAGCCGTTAGCAAGATCAACACCAGTGCCGTAGAGAGTTGCGGCAACCTCTTCACCTAGGGTTCCACCTAGCGTGTCAATCTCGGCAAACAGGCTGTTTAGCTCGCTGATTGTGCCCTGACCGCCTTCGACCAAAGCCTTGGCAGTCTCGCCACCAGCCTCGACACCAGCCTCGACTAACTGGTTGAATAGCTGTGAATCTAGACCTAGCTCACGAAGCTTGCGTAGGTTGTCGGCAAACTCACGAGCCTTCTGAGCCATGGCTCTAAAGCCTTCTAAAACGCCCTGTGACTTGCTCTGAATGCCTCCGATGGTTTCCTCGTAGGTAGAGCTGATTGTGACCTCAAACTCCCTCATAGAGCCACCTAGGCGCATTAGGGCCCTAGATACGCTCGTGACGGTGCGAGTCTCTGTCTCATCCTTGAGCTGACCGAATAGTTGGGTCAGGCTTAGGGCAGCAGTAAAGGCGCTCTTGTAATTCTTTATCAAGCCATCGGCTAGGTCGAAGCGTTCGGCAAGCTCGTCACGCTGACGACCAATCTTCGTTAGTTCGGCAAGCTCTTTACGGGCATAAGCTTGAAGTTCTATGTAGCCAGCCTCAAGAATGTCTTTATTGTCAAAAGCCGTCTTGAGCGATTGCAGGATGGAATCTAGGTAGCCAGTAACCTGACCTTCAAACTTGCCAACCTCACGCTCGATGGTCGGCAGAATCGTGAAGGCATCGAGTAGGTCTTTGAAGCCAGCCTTAGCCTCGGCAGCCTTTTCCGCAATGGCCTTGAGATCTTCTGCCAGCTTCTCATTGATTTTGGCAACTTTTTCGTTGTATTCCTCAAGCTCCTTGGCAGCCTTAGCAGCAGCATCATTGAGCTCTTTAGCGCCAGCAGCGGTCTTGTAGAACTGGTCTTGCAGGTCTTGTAGCGCAACCTTGCCTGACTTGATTTGCTGCCAAATTTTCATCCAGCCTTCAGAGCCTAGGATGGCATCGATCAAGCCCTCAGAAGCGCCTTTGAGTGCTAGTTGCTCACGAGCTGTTTGCTTCTGGATGTCCTCTTTGAGTTTGTCAGTAAATTCCTTGACATAGTTCTTGGCAGCCTTACCGCCCTCTTTACCAGCATCACTGGCAGATGGAACCATGTCCTCTGCCTTTGGAACTAAGCCTTGAGCTTTGGCCCATTCACCCCTAGCAAGCCATGAATTAGCCCAAGCCTGGTTACCTCTCTTGAGGTAGAACTCTTGGTTAGCAAGCTCTTGATTGAATTGCTTTAGGGCAAGTCTGGTTTCATTGGAGGCATCTTTAGCACGAATCAAACCATCACGGTATTCACGCCAGTTCTTGCTTAGTAGGCCAGCCCAGTCACCCTTGAGGATAAGAGCAATTTGCTCTCCAGCGACTTGAAAGCTAATGATTAGGTTTTCTACTAGATAGATAACGCTTTGAATAGTGTCGGCTACAAAGCGAATGACCTCGGCTATAGCACCGAATACATCCTCTATTTCAACCTTGCTACCTGTAATTGTTCTAAATAGCGACTCAATCTGAATAAACAGAGCAGCAACCGACTCGCCTACCCTTGTAGTCGGGTCAAGAATCTTGCCAACTAGGTCGATGATTTGAGTAAAGATTTGAACGACCTGAATACCAAAGTCAATTAGGACTGGAACTAGAGTCGTGTTTAGATTGACCAAGACTGGCTCTAGGGCATCGAAAGCCTTGATGATTTCGGGTTCGGCAATGTCGAGACCTTCACGGAAGCTCTGGGTTAGCTCGCCCATGATTGGCAGTAGGCCCGTGGCTACGGTGTCTCGTAGATTATTGAAGGTTGCTTGAAGTCTTAGTTGCTCTACTGCTAGTGAGCCAGCGCCACGCTCGAAAGCACCCTGAGCATCCTGTGATCGCTGGAATAGCAACTCGACACGGATTTGCTGTTCGGCAAAGCGGCGAGCAGCGCCTTCTAGGTTGTCTAGTCCACGGGCAGCAAGCTCTGAGTTGATTTCGGATTGCTTCATAGCAACACCGAACTTTTCAATCGGGTCGTACTCACCACGGAATAGAGCCGTCATACCCAGTAGGGCTTCTTGCACATCGTAGCCGTAGGTTAGAGATAGGTCAGTTCCAAGGCGAACTAGGCGCTCTGTAAGATCTGCTGTCTCTTCAATGGAAAAGCCAGATTGCTTTAGTACCGAACCGATAAAGACCGATGACTTAGAGGCTTCGTTTAGAGATAGACCGACTTCTTCAGCATTACGGGTAAATAGCCTCATCTGAGGCGTTACTTCCTCGAATACCGTCTTTAGACCGAGAATGTTGCGCTCTAGGTCTCTGGCTCCAGCGATTGCCTGTACGGCGAAGTCTGCACCTTTGACACCAGCAGCAAAGGTAGCGAAACCAATAGCGGCTACTCCGGCAGTTCTGCCGATGCTTGTAATGCCCTTGCTTAGGCTGGCAAGCTGGCGTTGCACATTAGCAATGCCCTGAATGGCGGTAGTAATAGGTACATTGACTTTTCCTGCCATTACGATTTCCTCAGCAATTCTTGGTTGATACGAGTATTGATTGTACTAATAGTGTCGCTCATCTCACGAGTTACTCGTGGCATAGCTCTTTCCACGGCAGGGTAGACGATGCGAGATGCGTTTCTACTTCTAATGCCTCTGGCTTGGCTGAAGCCCTTGGCAAACACGAATGGAACAACTCGGTGCTGTCTCTTGCCTGGAACCTTTTGACCGCCGATTGTGTACATGTAGTCGTAAACAGGAGTCAATCCCTTGCGACCTTTAGAACCGAATACTCGACCACCCATGTCTAAAAGAACAGTAGCTGGCGATCCAATCTGTAGCCGTAGGACAGGAGCCTTTTCTAGTTCACGGTACTTCTTTTTGCGGGTATTTGGGGTTTGAATAAGAACCGACTTAGCTGGCCTTGGCTTAGTTCCAGCTCCACCATAGTTTGTGCCCCAAGCTAGGCGACCAAAGTGAACTTGCTTCATTCCACTAAGTGGGGGACTGCCCTTGCCTGGTATGGCATTGACAACTTCTTTTTGAGCTATCTTGCCGATTTTACGGAAGTCTTTGCGAATTGCACCGATCCACTTGCTGTCAATGTCTCTAATAACCTTCAGGACTTCATCCATGTTGGTTATCTCTATGACTACGGTATTGGAAGAACCGAGTGAGCCAGATTGGGTCTTGATTTGGAAATTGAGATTTGTCTCTGCCAAGATACCCGCC